GCAGGCAAGCCATGTCAGCCAGTCGCCGGCCGGGTGCTTCTCCCATGTCAGCGGCTTGGCCATTCTCGACTTCAGCAGGTAGTCCGAGTAGGACTCGACATGCGCCGGGCCGGGCAGGTCGTTGTTGAGGTCCGCGCCCCGCAGCACCTCCCGGTGTCCGGCATCCGCCAGCTGCCGCTCAATCTGTCCGAGCAGGGCCGCGTAGGCCTCCTTTCCCATCGGGGAATAGCGAAACGAAACGGATCGCCAGTTTTCCCGCGCCAGTCCCTGTGCAATGTCGGGCCGCTCCATTTTCCGGTACCCGCTGTGAAACCGGTATACCTTGCTGTATATGATGTCTGCACATGTCGCAATGTGCAGGGGATCGCATAGATAGGCACTCATAATCGTGTTCTCCTGTTTTGTTGTGTCGGCATGTCTCGTCAGCACTCATGCGCCACCATGAATGGACGCCCGCCTGTGGCGGACGTTTCGACTGTCAGTATTTGGGTTCAAGTTTCAGCTTGAACGGCTCCACGTCCCTACCGTCGTCAAATGCGAGCATGAAGGCAAACGAATGTCTTGTGTGTTTGCAGACGACCGTCCTTTCCCCGCCCTTTCCCGGCAAAATGCGGATGCCCCGTCCCACCGATGCCGACCGGATGCCCTCGAAATGGTCAAGAATTGCAAGCGCGATGGGGCAGCACTCCGTATTGCGCTTCATGCCCCGGTCAATGTGATCCTGCCTTACTTCAACTTCAATGTTCATGTTCATCCGTCCACCCCCTCCAATTCGGCTTCAACTGTCCTGTCGTCCCGCCAGTCCTGCCAGATGCTGGTCACCTTTCCCCGCAGGTAGAGTTCCACCATCGCTCCCGCCTTTTTCTGAAAGTCCATGCCTGGCGTCATGCTGTCGTACTCGTCAATGTCACTGATTTCAGCCACCAGCGCAATGGCCCGGTGGTAGTTGAGCACGACGTCCAGAAAAGGCAGGGTCTCGTCGATCCACCGTTCGGCGTCGTCGTCAAGGTCTTCGGCATGGCAGCATTCCTCGTGCATTCTTTCCCCAAGGTGCCGCACAAGGTCATCGCCCACCGACTTCACGACCTCGTGCAGTTTCGGTTTCCGGTATTCCCCGCTCATGACTGCCACCCGTGTTTGGCGCAGTGTCTTTCAATGTCCGCATCGCTCATGTGATAGTATTCCATCAGCTCCCAGGGTTCCAGCATACCCCGTGCAAGGGCGATATCGCTGTACACGTTGCCGGCCGCATAGCCCCCGTGCGTGTCTTCAAGCACTTCATCAAAGTAGCGGTCCAGCGAGTCGCGCAGCAGGGGATCAATGCCCCTGTCAATGCACCACTGCTCGTAAATCATGCCGTGCTGGTCGTAGGTCATCCATTCGTTGGCCCAGCACACGCCGTCCCGTGTCACCGTGTGATTTTCAATGCTTGCATAGTTGCTCATTCTCTTTTCTCCTGTTTCGTTGTGGCTCGTCTCGTCAGTCCTGCCGCGCCACCGGCAGGATACGGGCCATTGCTCCGGCCCGTTTCGACTATTCCCGTACCTTGACGTATCCACTTTCAACCAGCGTGTCAATCATGTGCCTTATTTCCTCGTGCAGGTTCGCAAACCACGCACTGGCCACCATCTGGGCCAGCTCGTCCACGTCAAGGTCACCGGCCCAAACCCGGCGTTCCTTCGCCACCTGCTCGATGTCGTCGCTGTTCATCAGGTGCCGGTTCAGCACTTCGTGCAATGTGTCGTAAAGTTTTTCGCTCATCCTGATTTCTCCCGTACTTCAACCTCGCCCTGTTCGACCAGCGTATCGACCATGTACTGCATTTCCTCGTAAAGGTTGTCGAACCACGTAGCGGCCACCATCTGGGCCAGCGTCTCGACATTCAGGTCACCGGCGTCAACCTGGCACTTTTCCGCCACCTGCTCAAGGTCATCGCTGTTCAGGTGCCGTGTCAGCACCTCGCACAATGCGTCGTCAAGTCCGCAAATCTCGTTTTCACTCATTTCAATACTGCTCCCACTTCCACTTGCCGTTTCCGGCATACCATTCAAATCCGGTTGACTTCTCGCCACCTTCAAGCGTCGCTCCCCAGTAGTCCAGGTCGTCCCGCTGGTCAATCTCCCGCACCAGCTCCCGTGCCTGGCTCGATTTACGCACTTCCACGCTTGGGAATGGCACGTGCGTCAGCGTGTACCCGGCATCCTCGCCGGGCTCGTAGTCCGGCCCCAGCCGGTACAGGGTCAATGCGTAGGGTTTCTGCTTCATTTCCCAATCTCCACGTAGTCATAGTCGGTTTCCTCGCCGCACTCCTCGCACCACGCCTTGTAGTAGCCGGAATCGTCCAGCTCCACGTCAACAAAATCCTGCTCCACCTCGCACCATCGCACCATCGCGCGAAAGGTCAGGTCGCTGCTCTTCTTCTCGCATGTGCAGCGGTAGCCAAACCGCTTGCACGCATCAAATGCACCACTCATGTTCTATTTCTCCTGTTCGGTTAATGGCGTCTCGTCAGTACCGGATGCCAACCCGGTAGACAGGGCCGCAAGGCCCTGTTTCGACATTCTCAATACTTCATTTATTCACCCCAGTAAATCCTCTCACCAGCTCCCGTGCCGCTTTCAGCGTGTGGGCCGTGCCCACCTCTTCCCACAGGCCGTCCTTCCTTTCCGCATAAATGCGCCAGTATTTACGCTGCACGCCGTCTCCTGCCAAATCCCAGTTCCAGTCAATGCTATGCCCCCTGTACCGCATCGGATAACGTCCACTCATCGTCCTGCCCCCTTTATCCGGTTAATCTTTTCCTGCAACAGACGCTCGGCGTGCTCGCACAGCTCCTCGAACCCGATCCGCTGCAATTCCATGAGCGACCCGTAGCAGCCCACATGATCCCGCAGTGTCACGCCCGGTGGCTGGCAGGCATACCCGGCCAGACAGTCAATGGCGTGCTCCCGCAGCGACTTGCCCTTTTCATGGGTCTGCCTCCACTCGGATACGGCCCGGTAGGCCGTATCGTGCGCCAGTCCGCAGTCGTCGTAGTCATGACTGCCCCGCATTTCGTGCGCAAACCTGATCCAGTCGTCAAGCCCCCACTCACGCATTTCCGGGTATCGCTTCTCGTCCCGGTAGTCCTGCGCAAAGGCATTGCGCCAGTACCACGCTTCCAGGACGTGGTGCCAGCGCAGTATGCAGGCCTCGAGTTTCCCGTCTTCCTGCGACCCAAAGGTCGCAAATATTTCCGCTTCTTCAACATCAAGCTCAATCTTCATCGTTTCATGCTCCAAATCATCAGTAACCCCTCAACATCAATGCCCAGATACAGCAGGCCGCACCCATTGGGCTGAACATCCGTCTGCGCCCTGCAATACCGGCTGGCCGCATTCAGCGCATCCCGCAATGCCGACAGCGACTGCGCATTGCGTACGGCGTCTATCAACTCAATCTCGGTATCAGTCCTAGTCCTCATCACGCACCATCCTTACATAGTCACGATACGCCTGCGCATCGCTCTGATCCGTAAAATACGTCTGCGAACCGTCACGCTCGCTCACGGCATACGCCACATCATCGTAGACGTCGCTTACATCCACAATTTCGTAATCGTTTTCCATCTTAAATCTCCAGGTTTCGTTAACGGCTTGCTCATCAGTGCCGGTTTGCCAGATCCGGCAGACGGGTAGCGAGTACCCGTTTCGCTCATTGGATTGGCTCGTTATGCTCGTTACGGATCATCGTGCCGTAGTAGACCCAGTATTTCCATCCCTCACGCTGACGCTGCACCGAACAGCTCTTGTGAATGTATGACATGGCTTTTCCCAGGCCATCGAAACAGCGGGTACGGCTCGCCCCCGTCTTCTGATTGTGCGCCAGCACAAAATGCTTTTCAGTGTTCATGTTCAATTCCTCAATAAACGATAAATACGGATATCGTGTATGCGGCCAATGCCGCACACACGATCCATTCAACTGCCTGCCTGCTCACGACACCACCTCTCGTCCTGCATCAGCTCCATGCAGTTTCGTGCCAGCTCCTCGCTCGCAAACCGCTCGTGCACCTGCCACCTATTCGTCATGTTTCTACGCCTCCAAATCATCACGTCGTAGTAAACCTCACCCATGATTTCGGTTTTCTTCACCTTGTACTTCGTCTGCATTGCTCTATACCTTCAAGTAGTTAATGGCTGGCTGACTCTTCAGCACCCGGATGCCAAACCGGATGGACAGGGCCATGAGGCCCTGTTTCGTCTTAATCATCGTGCAGATACGGCCCATCCGGGTCCATGATCCTTCTACATCCGCCACGCTCCTTCTCGTACAGGTACGGCCCCATCAAATGCCGTGCCCGCTCGCCCCACTCGTGCAGTGCTTCGCTAATGCTCCTGTAATGCTCCTCAAATCGTATTCCTTCAATCCTGTATGTAAGTGTGTAAGTAGTCATTTTTAATGCTCCAATTCGGTTAATATGTTCAAGTGCATACAGGGTATTGTCCTTGATTCGTTTAACGAAAACATGCACAAATGCGACCTCCAAGGGTAATTTTGCGACATTTTGGGCGTAAAATCGCACATTCAGGCCAGAAAGCCACTCAACAGACCATCGCTCAAACACGCACTCAAACACCGGCCAGACGGCAACACAATCAAGCATAATCAACGACATGCCCCACCTCTCCAACAGGCCTGCACTCCACATCACCACGCATGGCATGGCAGGACACCATCACCACCACGCACTCGGATCAGGGGATGGATGGCCCTGAATGCGTGAGAGTACGAGTACCACACGCCGATATTCAGCACAATCAGCACTCAAACGCATGGCCAATCACGCCCAAATGCTCGAAAACCGCACTTATCGTGCATTAGAAAGGATCGTTTTATGGTACCGAAACGCCGAAAAGGGGTAGGGGGGCATCGGATTTCGGGGCTGTCAGCGTGAGACAGTACCATGCATCGGCCAGGAGCACACACAAGCCCCCAAAACCGTGTTTTCCAGTGTAATCATGCACTTATCGAAAATCGCCCTGTTTTGGCTGTTACCACGTCTCGAAATGCCCGATTTTGCTTCCTGAACGAGATTGCCATAAAGAGGTTTTATGGGGTATAAGGGATCACTTATGACCCGAAAAGAAGTGGTAACACCTTAAAGCCATGATTCATGGTGATAAAACGACTTTTGTTACCACGTCGGACCGCTTTTCCTCCGTAGATATACTGGGAGTTTTTCACTATACCATGTATATACCATATTGGAATAGTGCTGGTGTTTTGTATATGTACATAAGGGAGACCTGTCAATAGTGGTAAACTGTCTGCAAGCCGTTGATTTTAGGGGTTTCCAATTTACCACTTCTCGAGCGGCAGAAAAAATTACCACTTCCTGCCGTTTTTTACCGGTTCTGGAGAAACTTTTTTACGGAATGGCGATTTTTGGGTTAGAATGGCGGGGATTTCAGTTTTTACGGAGAACATGGCGATGAAGACGGTGGCAAGGCAGAGGGGCATGGCGGAGCGGATGCTCACGCACGGTTCGATGGAGCGTCTCAAGGCGAGTGTCTCGAGGCGTTCGATGGATCTGGACGAGCATCTGGAGCGGGTGCTGGAGGGGGCGCTGACGATCTGGGACCTGGAGCAGATGATGCGTCACGACCTGATGACGCTGGCGCAGGACGAGGGGGGGCTGGAGGATCAGAAGGCGCTGTGCGCGGTGCTGGAGAAGTATCCCGGCTATGCCCGGCGTACCGGGGCGGGCACGGTGAAGCGCATCGATCCGTGGGACGACCTCTGGCCGGCGTGGGAGCGGGCCCTGGCGTGGGTGCGCGAGCGCACGGCCCCGAACACCGGCCTGTCCAAGTTCCGCATCGCGAAATGCTCGGCGGGACGGCGCCGCTGGTTCATCGACGACGGGGCCATGGGACTGGAATCCGCCCTCGCCCAGCTCGGCCTCGTGCTGCGCTGGGAAATGCGCTCGCACGTGCCCGAAATCCAGATGGCCGACGGCACCTGGGAGGAAGTCGACGACCGCAAGGAGGCCACCCTCCGCGAAACCATCGCCGGCATCTTCAGCTTCGCAAGAAGCGACGGGGACAGCGGCGACCGGCCGAAGGCAAAACCCGCCCGCTGGACCGATACCCAGTGGCGCCAGCTGCTCAACGTGGTCATGGGCGAACGCGAGGTCGACGCCTTCCGCCACTGGCTCGATACCCTCGAACGCTGGGACGGCACCCCGCGCCTCGACCGCTGGATGCTCGAATGCGGCTTCCGCCCCGCCACCGACACCGACCCGGGACTGCTCGCCTGGGCCTCGCGCTCCGTGCCCATGCTCGCCATCGCCCGCACCCTGAAACCCGGCGTCAAGCACGACATCGTGCCCGTGATCACCGGACCCCAGGGCATCGGCAAGTCCACCGCCTTCGCCTGGCTCCTGCCCCCGGAAACCCGCTCGAAATGGTTCTGCGACGCCCTCAAGCTGTCCGGCTCCGACAAGGAACGCGTCGAGGCCCTCCAGGGCGCCGTCATCGTCGAGGTCTCCGAAATGACCGGCTCCACCACCGCCGACATCGAGTCCATGAAGGCCTTCCTCTCCCGTACCGACGACCGCGTGCGCCTCTCCTACCGCAAGAACCCCGAAACCTTTCCGAGAATGATCTCCCTCGTCGGTACCGCCAACGGCACCGCCATCCTGCCCAACGACCCCACCGGCAACCGCCGCTTCCTCGCCATCGCCATGAAGGACGGCAGCGCCGCCACCACCCGCACCTGGCTCGACGAAAACCGCCACCACCTCTGGGCCGAAGCCCTGATGCGCGTGACCATGGGCGAACCCGTGCACCTGCCCTCGGAACTGGAACTGGAACAGCGCCGCGCCAACGAGGCCTTCCGCTCCGCCGACTCCATGCTCGAGGACGCCATCACCGCCTTCCTCGTGACCCGCTTCGAGCAGAAGAGCATGAGGTTCCACATCGCCGAAATCGTCGAGGATCTGAAACTGGTGCACCCCGAACACGGCACCGCCTCCCTGCCGCTGCCGCAGCACCGCCGCATCATGCGCATCCTCGAACGCCTCGGACTGAAACAGGTCCGCGCCCGCCACGAAGGCGCCCTGCGACGCATGTGGTCCATCCCGGAAAACTTCGACCTCGTGGTCGAACTGTTCTCCTCGCCGAAACACGACGGGGACGGGGACGACACATGAGCCGCATGAGCCGCGCCGAACTGCGGCGCCACCGCATCGCCCGAACCGCCTTCGAGAAACGCCACGGCCCCGCCATCGGCCTGGACACCGCCGGACGCCTCTATACCCTGTGCACCGACGACTTCGACAACCGCCCGCGCAACGCCCGCCGTACCCGGAACGCCGTGCTCCGCATGGTCCGCGCCTACGGCCTCGATCCCGCCACCCTCACCTGGAGCGAGGCCCGCGCCCTCTGGACAGGCGGCATCCGCGCGTATAGAATCGAATGCCGCAACACCAAACTCGGCACCGCCGACCGACTGGAAAACCCATGGAACAGACCGCCAGCACCAACGCCCGACGCCTGATCGAACGCATCGAGGACCCGGACGCCCAGGCCCCCATGTCACGCGCCTCGCTCGAGGACACCATCGCCCGCCTCCAGGACATGGCCGCCGTGACCTACCGCGACGGCCTCACCCCCGACGGCGAAATCCTCGCCCCCTCGGAATGGTCCGACCGCTTCGCCGACTCGGTGGAAAAGATCAGCACCGCCGGCGGACGCCTCACCAACTTCACCCTCGTCAACCGCGCCCGCATCCTCGAAAACCTCGCCCGGATGCAGGCCGCCTTCGAGAAGGACGACGCCATCACCCCGTTCGAGAAACTGCTCGCCGCCGTGCCCCGCGACGACCTCAAGCTGATCCTCGAACTGCTGGAACACCGCGCCGAAGGCTTCGGCAGGGACACCGGGGACCCGCCGGAAACGGAAGCGGAAACGCCACCGCCCGAAACGGAGCCGGAGCCCGATCCGGAACCCGAGCCGGAACTCGAACCCGTGCCCGTGCCCGAAAGAGACACCAGCCCGTGGAGCATCTGAACACGCGCCGCCTGGCCGACCTGTCCGAAGACGGGGTGCTCAAGATCGCCGGCCTGCTGCGCAAGTACCTCGCCACCGACCGCCTCCAGGACTACACCGCCTACGCCCGGCAGCTCGAATTCCACGCCGCCGGACGACACTACCAGAACCGGCTTCTCAGCGCTGGAAACCAACAGGGAAAATCTCTTGCTAATTCAAGCACTTACATTAAAACATTAAATGATTTTGTCCGCATTGACCGGCTTTGTGTCGGCGACCGGGTGCTGGGCCTCGACGGGCGCTGGACGGAAGTGCTCGGGGTGTATCCGCAGGGGGTGAGGAAAGTGTACCGGGTAACGGCAAGGGACGGCTCCAGCCTCGTGGCCGATGCCGATCACCTGTGGCGGGTGCGCTTCAACAGAAAGGAGAAATGGACCATCCGCACGACGGAGGAAATGCACGGCAAGATGCAAACGCGTCTGGAACGCCATGCCGAACGCGCCGCGCAGCCGAACGCCCCTGCCTGGACAAGAAAGACGCCGGGCGGCTACTACGAACTGCCCGCCCGCCCGGTTGTCGAAATGCCGGAACGGGACCTGCCCCTTGATCCGAGACTGCTCGGCATCCTGCTCGGCGACGGCTGCATGGCCAAGGGCGGACTGGAAATCGTGTGCGCCGATCCGTGGCTGGTCGGGGACATTGGCCAACGCGTTGAACAATACAACTGCCGGCTCAGCATGTACGGGGTGTGCGGAGAAAAAAACCAGAACGGCATCACTTACGGCATCGTCAGCCAGGACAGCGACTGCAGCTGGAACGCAAACCGGGTAAAGAAGATCCTGCGCGAACTGGATTTGTGGGGGAAGAACTCCCACTACAAGTACATTCCCGACGCATACAAAAACGCCTCCGTGCGCCAGCGCATCGAGCTGCTGTCCGGCCTCATGGACACCGACGGCTGCGCCGAAAAGAACGGACGCCGCATCTTCGTGTCCGTTTCCGAAAGGCTGGCAAGGGACGTGGCCGAAATCCTGCACTCGCTCGGCATGAACGCCTCGGTTACGCTGGTCAACCGCAGGGTGGACGGCGTGGAACGCCCCATCTGGCGGGTGCACGTCCACGCCGGGGGCTTCCGCCTGTTCCGCCTGCCGCGCAAGCGCGAACGCGAGGACGCCCACTGGAAGGAGCAGAAGGCCATGCGCATTACCGCCATCGAACCCGCGGGCGAGGAAGAATGCACCTGCATCAGGGTAGCCGCCGCCGACGGCATGTTCCTCGCAGGCCGGGAATACATCCCGACCCACAACACCTACTCGGGCGGTGCCGAGGTCGCGGCACACCTCACAGGAGAATATCCACCATGGTGGCAGGGACTGCGGTTCTCGAAACCCACCCTGGTGTGGGCCGCGGGACAGAACGGCGTGGCCACCCGCGACAACGTGCAGCGAATGCTCCTCGGCGACGTCGGACAGATCGGCACCGGCTGGATCCCGAAACGCTGCATCGTGCGGGAAATGTCGGCCATGGACAAGAATACCTCCGGCCTGTTCGACTACGTGTACGTGCGCCACGTGACCGGCGGCCTCTCCATGCTCCGCTTCCGCAACTACGAACAGAAGCGCGAGGCCTGGCAGGGCCCCTCGGTCAACCTCGTGTGGTTCGACGAGGAACCGCCCGAGGACCTCTACGAGGAAGGCCTCGCCCGCACCATCGCCACCGACGGCTCGACCATGATGACCTTCACCCCCCTGCTCGGCTTCACCCGCGTCGTGGGCATGTACATGGGGGAACAGGAAGACGGCTCGGAACGCCACTACACGCGCATGACCATCTGGGACTCGGCCCACTTCGACGAGGCCAAGATCCGGCGCCAGATCGCCAAGTTCCCCAGACACCAGCGCCGCGCCCGCATCGAGGGACTGCCGCTCATGGGCGTGGGCCAGATATTCCCCTACGAGAAGGAGGACATCCAGATCGCCCCGTTCCCCGTGCCCGACCACTTCCACCGCCTCTGCGCCATCGACGTGGCCTCCAGCTCGCGCTCCGAGGACGCCCACCCCACCGCCGCCGTGGAACTGGCCTGGGACAAGGACTCGGACACCGTGTATGTGCTCCGCGAATACCGGCGCAAGGGCATGACCCCCTCGGAACACTGGCGCTTCATGCGTGCGTGGGGCGAACGGCGCCTGTGGGCGTGGCCCAAGGACGCCATGGCCGAAAAGGGCACCGGCAGGCAGATCATGAAGCTCTACCAGGCCGCCGGAATGCGCACCCTGCACCAGCACGCGCAGTACCTGAAAACCGACGACGACACCCAGGGCTGGAACACCGTCTCGGTGGAACGCGGCGTCATGGACATGGAGGAACGCTTCCTCGGCGACACCCTGAAAATCTTCCGCACCTGCCCCATGCTGACCGAGGAAGTGCAGCAGTACCACCGCGACAAGGACGCGAAAATCGTCAAGGAACGCGACGACTTGATCGACGCGGTGCGCTACGGTATCATGATGCTGCGCCACTCGCAGCCCATCCGGGCCCGCGACGAGGCCGGCACCATGGAAGCGGAACTTGATCCCATGCTTGGATTCTGAACAATGCCACAACGCGACATTTCGAGACCCGCCCGCCCCAACTGGTCGGCGGGAAACATCGAGGGCGGGGAAAACCTGAACCCGAAACGGGACGGCTCGCTCAACCTCGGACAGCTGGAACGGTTCTTCCAGGACCAGTACTACGAACCGGCCTGGCGCGCCGAGGCGGAAATCGACGAGGCCTACTACGACGGCGACCAGTTCACCCGCGAACAGCTCGAACGCATGAAGGAAAACGGCATCCTGCCGGTCAAGGTCAACATGATCAAGCCGGGCATCGACGCCGTGGGCGGCCTCGAAATCATCACCCGGCGCGACCTCCGGTGCGTGTCCGTGGACGACGACTCGTACGAATCGGCACAGGCCGTCAACGAGAAGTTCCGCGAGGCCCAGAAACAGACCATGCTCAACCAGAAGGTCTCGGACCGCTACCGCAACGCCCTCGTGACCGGCATCGCCTGGACCGAGGTCAGCCGCGGCACCGATCCGTTCCAGTACCCCTACCGCATCATCTGCGTGCCGTGGCGCGAATTCTTCTTCGACTACCGCGCCCGCGAACCCGACCTCTCCGACCGGCGCTACGAAATGCGCAGCCGCTGGTACGACGAGGACGACCTCATGGCCCAGCTGCCGAAACACAAAACGCTGATCAGGCGGGCCGCCAACATCGACGGCATCTTTCCCGATACCTGGATCGGACGCTTCGAGAACTCCTTCCGCGACGTCCCCTATGCCACCGAACTGACCTCGCACCAGTACGGCGAAACCCGCTGGAACCTGCAGGAAGACGAGTGGATGAACAACCACCGCGGACGCGTCAGGATGATGGAGATCATCTACTCCGTGCCCCACCGCGCCGAAGTCATGGTCATGCCCACCGGCCACGTGGTGCAGTTCAACGCCGACAGCGCCGAACACCGCGAACTCATGGCCTCGGGACAGGTCAGCTACCGCTCCGGCGTCACGAACGTGTGGCGCCAGGCCTTCTACATCGGCGCCGAAAAGGTCATCGACCGCCCGCTCAGGAACAACGTCTCGCCCTACGTGCCCATGGTCGGCTACCGCAAGGGCTCCAACGGCGCCCCCTACGGACTCGCCAACCTCATGCGCTCGCCCCAGGAATCGCTCAACTCGCGCTGGACCCGGGCCCAGTTCGACAACAACAAGCGCCTCTACCTGATCGACAACGACGCCGTGGAAAACGTGCAGAACACCGCCAAGCAGATGAACAAGGTCATGGCCTCCATTCCGCTCAAGTCCGACCGGCGCTTCGACGAGGCCATCCGCGAAATGGCCGGTACCGAAACCACCGCCATCACCTTCCAGATGCTCCAGGAATCGAAGATGAACATCTACGACGTGACCGGCCTGCACCCCGAATTCATGGGACGGGTGCAGAGCGCGGGACAGTCGGGCGTGGCCATCGACCAGCTCATCGAGCAGTCGTCCAAGGTGCTGGGCGTGTACATCGACAACTACAACGCCGCCAAGATGAAGATCGGGCAGCTGCTGTTCAACCTCGTGATTTCCGACATGATGGACATGGAGGACATGGAGGTGAAGACCACCGATCCCGTCACCGGAAGGCACCGCGCCATTACCGTCAACGCCATGAGCGCCGAAGGCGAACGCACCAACGACCTGCTCATGGCCCGCCTCGAAGTGGAACTCGAGCCGGTGCCGCAGTCGGATACCTACCGGCAGCAGAAACTGGTGCAGCTGACCGAGATCATCAAGTCCATGCCGCCCGAAATGCAGGGCGCCATGGCCGACCTCGTGGTCCGCGCCGCGCAACTGCCGAACGGCGAGGAAATCATCGAACGCATCCGCTCGCTGACCGGATTCGGCCCCGAACCGAAGGATCCCGAACAGCGGGCCCAGCTGCAGCAGCAGCAGGAACAGCAGCAGCGGCTGGAAGAACAGATGCGGCAGATCGAGATGATGACGCTCGAGGGCGAGGCGAAACTGGCCCAGGCGAAGGCGGCCCTCGAACGCATCAAGGCCGAGAAGATGCAGGGCGCCGATACCGAACTGACCGAGGCCAAGACGCTGTCCGAACTGGCCAAGGCCGAGGCCGTGCCCGACGAACAGCGGCGCAAGGCCACCGAAACCCAGGCCTCGCTGCTGGAAGCCTCGGCACGGCTCAGGAAGGAAAAGAACCAGGCGGACAAGCCCGCGGCAAAGACAAAACCGAAAAAATAACTTGACATCGCGGATTTTTTTCATTTCAATACCCGAAACCAGGTACAGACCATCATGCCAGACACCGACACGCAGACTCCCGAAAACACCCTGCCCGACCTGTCCGCCGAGGAAATCGAGGACCGGGTGGCCGACATGAACGCCATCCTCAACCAGTACGGCGACGGCCAGGAACTGGACCGCGACAACGCGAAACTGGAACTGATGAAGGAGTACGGCGTCAATCCCGACACGAAGGAAGTCGTCGACCCGGCCACCGTAGACCTCTCGCCCCCCGAGCCGGAGCAGGAAAAGATTCCCGGTCTCGAGGCCGAGGCCGAAACGGAAACGACAGAGGAAGAAACCGGGGAGAAAGAGCCGGAAAAGCCGGAAGATCCCGCCGAACCGTCCGAGGCCGAGGCACTGCGGGCACAGCTGCTTGAACGCGACCGCACCATTGCCGAACTCCAGTCGAAGATCGACGTGGCCGGCTCCGAGGACGAGTACCGGGCCAAGGCCGACGAAAAGGTCAGGACGGTCAACGAACAGATCGATGCCGACGCCACGGCCCTGGAAACGAAAATTGCCGAGTTCCGCGAGAACTACGGCGACGAGGCCGCCGAGGCCCTGAAAAAGTCCGAGGAAGCGGCCCTGACACTGCGGCGCGAGGCCGCGAAGCGCGACTGGCAGGCCGAATTCGACCGCGCCAGGGACGAACACGCAAGAACGGCGGCGGCACAGAACGAGACGGTGGTCACCATCCGCCAGATACCGGAACTCCAGTCGTGGCTCGACGAGTCCAACCGGAGCGCCGCCGGCGATGCCACCGCCGATCCAACCAGATTCAACCTGGCCCGAACCTTCGAGGAAATGCTGCAGAGGCAACCCGAATGGCAGGGCCGGCCAAGAATAGACCTCTATCGAGAAGTGGTCTCAAGGGTGAAGACTGCCATGGGCGAGCAGTCCGGGACACCGCAGACGCCTGAACAGCCGAAATCGACCGGGGAGCGGATGCGCGATGCCATCCGGTCCGGACAGGACGGCGTTCAGGACGGGCCCCAGACGCTTTCCGACCTTTCCGGGGGCACTTCGTCCCGGGTGAAGAAGGAAACCCACGAGATGACTCTGGCCGACATGACGGCCCTGAGCGAAGATGAACTCATGACCCTTCACTGAGGATAACAATCATGCCCGCAACTACCAACTATGTAGCGACGAGCGACGACATCGCCGTCAAGAAATATTCCGTCGCGCTGTTCAACGAACGGTCGCGACAGTCACGAATGCTGACCATGCTGTCGGACAAGGCCCATGCGACCGCGCGGGCCGCCATCATGCAGCGCAAGCGGATGCAGACCTCGCACCACATGCCGATCGTGTCGATTACCGACCTGTCGTCCGGTGCCGGGGACCGCGTGACCTTCGACCTGTTCAAGAAGCTGAGGGGACGCCCGACCATGGGTTCCAGGATGCTCGAGGGCCGGGGCGAATCGCTGAGCTTCGACTCCGACGAAATGATCATCGACCAGACGCGGCACGCGGCCAAGGCCGGCGACAAGATGTCGCAGAAGCGCACCAAGCACAACCTGCGCGAGATTGCCTATGCCTCGATGCACGAGTACTGGGGCACCCTGAACGACCAGCGCATCCTGGTGCACCTGGCCGGGGCCCGGGGCACCGACGGTGGCGACGACTGGATCGTGCCGCTGGAAAGCGACGACCAGTTTTCCGACATCATGGTCAATGCCGTGCGCCCGCCGACCACCAACCGCTACTTCTGCGCCGGCGGCGGCAAGGAAGCATCCGGCATCGACGCGACCGATCCGCTGCTGCTGTCCGACCTCGACGTCATCACCGCAACCCTGCGCGAGCAGGAAACCCCGATGGCCCCGATCATGATCGACCAGAAGCGCATGGACGACGAGCTGAAGTATGTCTGCTTCGTGACCGAACGCCAGTGGCACTACATCCTGTCCGAAGTCAAGCAGAACACGATTTCGTGGAGGAACTTCCTGGCCGCAGCCGAACGGCGCTCGAACGTCTACAAGCACCCGCTGTTTTCCGGCGAGTGCGGCTACTGGAACGGGATGCTGGTCCGGCGGATGCAGCGGGCCTGCCGTTTTGCTTCGGGCAGCAACGTCAGCACCATCAATTCCGATACCGGGGCGACCGCGACCAGCACCACGACCCAACCCGTTGACCGGGCTTTGATCATCGGCGGCCAGGCGCTGATGTGCGCCCTCGGCAACGGACGTTCCGGCGGACGTTCCGGCGAGGCCTACCCGTTCTTCTGGAACGAGAAGTGGATGGACCACGACGACAAGCTCGAAGTGGCCGCCGGCTGCATGGACGGCTACCAGAAGGTGCGCTTCACCAACTCGTCCAACGTGATCGACGACTACGGCATTGCCGTGATCGACTCGTATGCGCCGGCGCCGGATTCGACTGC